TTGGCCGGACCCGTCGCCCCGGGCGTCCAGGTAAAGGTGCAGGCGAAGGTGTTACCCTGCGAGACGGTTACTTGATTAGTGCAGCTCATCGGGTCTTAACCTTGCCCCGATTGGAAGGGGGGGGTCAAAGGTCGAAGGAAACCACGTCCGCCGAGCTCGTGATAGTCTGGAAAGACCCGGTGACGCCGTTAAGCGCCGAGTAGGCCATCGTGTAGGTCGTCGCGTCAATGACCACGTCCCGGCCTACCCATGTCGCTTGGACCTCCACGTCGTCGAGGTAGTTCGGGGCGTAGGTGTCAGCCGGGTCGGTGTTATAGGCGCCCACCCAGAATGATGTCAGCGAGGGGAACGGCGTGCCAGGGAAAGCCAAGGGCCCGTAAATCCCGACCTGAGCGATGCCGCCAGGGTCTGTCCAGTTTACCGAGTTCCACCACTGAGCGCAGCGGAAGAAGGTGTTGGCCTCTGAGGCCCAGCCGTCAGTCGCGACGTTGTTGTGGGTTCCGCCGGCGATGCCGAAGTAGGTGCTGAAGATGGGCGTACGATTACGACCCCAAGTGGAGTTGGTTTCCGTTGCTCCGATCAGGACGCCCATCAGATGCGGGCGTAGTAGTAACTAGCCGTGAGTCCGTTGACCTTGATGCGGTCAGCCCAGAGCGAGCCGCTGACGTTCTGGTTCACCGTGAAGGTCGTCGGGGTCGTGATGCTGTCCACGGTGATCGTGCCGATGACGAGGTAACCCCAGGTGTCGCTGTCGGGGGTCACTGGGAAAGTGTTTCCGCTGATGATGACCGGATACTGATTGCTGGTATCGTCCGTGTCGGGGTAGGTGTAAGGAGCCGCAGTCTTAGGCCCAGCCCGCAGCGTGATGTAAGAGGTCTTGGTCGTGGCGTCGTAATTCGACGAGACCAGTTCCCCGGTCGGAGGGTTGGCCACCCCAGACGTGACGCGGTCTAACTTGACCTCGGTGCTACTGACGTAGTCGTCAATCAGAGGCACGAGGTTATTGATGGTGCCGGACTGGACCTGATAGGTGACGGTCGTGGCGCCGCCCGAAGTACGTAGGGCGACGTTGATGATTTTGAAAGGGTGCGTCGTCGGGGCGACGGCCACGCTCGGGAACGGGTCGGACGTGTCCAGCGTGAACCCGTGCGAGGACGAGTCGAAGTTATAGCCGACGCCGGGTTGGAGTTTCATCAGACAGGGGCGTACACCGAGGCGACGTAGCCTTCGCGGTTGAAGCGCAGCTCATACTGGACCTTGTAGAGCAGGCCGAAGTCCTCGAAGGACACCTGAGCCAGGAGCAGTTGGTTTTTGCTGCTGATCGTGAAGGACGTGCCCATGTAGTCGGGGACGAGTTTCTTGCCGGCGAAGGTGCCATTGCCAGACGTCTTGCCGACCGCGTTGCGGTGGTCGTTGACGATAGAAGAAGTGGTCGTGTAGAAGATGCCAGAGATTGAACACTGCGGGGCAAGGTAGTTGGTTTTGCCGTAGAAGTCATTAAACTCGGCCTTCTTGAAACCCATGAACTTGCGCCCCTTAGGGCTTTCAAACGTTGAGCCATTGTTGCCTCCGTATTCGCTAGTTCCCGTAACTAATTGATAGTTCGGGTCAGCCTTCGTGCCTGGGCTAGTCCCGACGCCAGCAATCGGAGAGCCTGAGAAACCAAGCGCCGTGGCCGTCTCGAAGAAGTTCGGGTGGGTCGTGATGTGCTCAGAGGTCAGGCCCTGCGAGCCGGTGATCTGAGGTTCGGTCGTCGCAGAGCCTCCGGCGATGCCAACATACTCAGCCGTCCATGTGTCTAGGTCGAGGGCTCCGATGTCCACGGAAGCCTTGTGCATCTTGCAGTAACTGAAGGCGGTAATCGGGCAAGAGGCGCCGCGATAGAAAGACGCGGACGACCCAGTCTTGTCTACCTTGAAGGTCAGCGTGCCGACAGTCAGGCCGTAGCCGTCTTGAATGAACTTAGCCCCAGGCTGAAGTTGAGGGCTGGCAAGTGCGTTGCCTGTTTTGACGATGGCCATGGTTTATTTGGAAGGGGTTTTGGTGAAGTCCGTAGGGACGGCGTTGTCGGTTCCTGAAATCTTCTTCAGCTCGGCGAGCTGCTCCTCTTGGATTTCAATCTGCCGGGCCATGGCCTCCATGACCGGGTTAGGTCCGACGCCGATCACGTTGCCGAAGCCTTCGGGGCCTTTGAAGTCTGCGGTCTTTCCTTTTATGCCCTCAGAAATGGGCCCTTGCTTTGCCATATCCTCGGCCAAGATACGCCGAATAGCATCTTGGATTCTTGGGTCTTTAGAGCGCTGTTGGGCAATCTGTTCCGAGATGGTCGTGCCTGCAAGGCCGAAGGCAGGGGTCTTTCTGTTGGCATCAAATCCGAAGAGGGATTTGGCGCGCGGGTCATTCATTAAGAACTCAAATGCAGTAGTTTCAGGCTGTTGTTTAGCCTGCTCTGCCTTGAGTTTATCTTCCTTGATGCGTGCCACCTTGCGAGCGTAGTAGACGTCTTCGGCTGCCATGCGCTCGTTTACGCCATCGATAGCGGCTTTATTTGCCTCTTCCTGTTTCTGCTTAATTTTGTCGAAGTAGTCAGTAACGGTCCGGGTGAGCAAACCGAACAGAGCCATCGGGCCGGCGACAGAAAGGAAGATGTCCTTAAAGGACTGACCGAACTTCTTCTTGATGTCCTCGACCTGCTTGGCCATGCCCTCAGTGGCCTGCTTGGCCTTGTCCATGGCCTGCGGGACGTCGGAGGTCGTCTTGATGTTGACTGTCAGGTCTTGGGCCATGTCAGGGGGTGCTTTCCTTTGCAGGATTGGAAGCAGCCGCGGCGGCCTCCTTGGCTTCCTCCTCGGCCATGAAGGCTTCCTCCTCGGGCGACATGATCGCCACGTCCGCACCCTTGCGGATAGCCAGGGCGGAGTTGAGCCAGATGGCCTGGCACTCCGGCATCTCCCACGCCCGTTGCTCGGGCACCCCTGACGCAATTAAATTAGCGACAATACTTAGCGGCCAAGGCACGCCCTTGTCGCCGCCCCCTGACTTGGTCTTGGTCTGCTCCCAGAACTTCGGCCAGTCTTGAACGAGGATATAACCGGCGAAGGCTTCCAGCAGGCGCTCAAACTTGGCGGGCCTGCGACCTAGATGCAAGATGCGCAGTTGGTCCCTCCAGCCAATCTTGCCCCCTAGCGGTTCCTCGGCGCACACTTGGCAGGCAAAGATAAGGTCCGCAGGGGTGATGCCGCGGGAGCCGGTGACCAGCGGGGAGTCGAAGGCCATCAGGCGCACCCGATACTTGAGGCACCAGGGGTAAAGAGTTCGACCCAGAATCCTGAAAGGAGCCGGGTCGACGTAGGCGTTGAGGAAGCGACGGTCCACGCCGTCTATCCTAATCTGATTACAGGCGAATCAATCAGGTAATTCCTTCGTAGTCGATGGCCGTAATGGACACAGACGTGAAGCCCTTATTGGAACCTTTGTCGTCAATCTTGGTAATAGTTCCAGAGAAGGAAACCGAAGCCGAGCCAGCCGGATAGGCGGAGGCGGTGTTGGTCGTGAAGGCGAGCGTGGCCCCGAGGATGGGCATGGTCGAGGTCTTGGCGATGCCTTCGATGGTGATCTCGCTCTTGCGGTCATCGAGGCGGTGCGTCTTGGTCAGGCCAGCCTCATCGACCACAGTGGCCTCGGCGTTGAACGAGGACGAGAGGCTGTAGGACTGCACGAACAAATTACTGACAGTGCCAGAAATTGCGTACAAGCAGGTCGTTCCGTTGGAGATGGCGGCGCACATGGAGGGTAAAAAATTTTTAGCGGGTTAGGCTTTGTAATTGCGGGCTTTGGAATTGTCTTAGGCGGGCAGGACGACCAGCACGTCGAACGAGAAGGAAGTCGCCCAGGAGCGCTCGTCGATACCCTCGTCTTCGGACTGCATCGTGACGTCGTAACAGGCCGCGTCGGTCGAGGCCACGAAGGCCGCCTTGATGCTGGTCAGGTCACGCATATTGCCGGACAGGGCGGCGCAGCGGGCACGGTGATCGGCGAGGGTCGTGTCGTCGGCGTTCGAGAAGAGGGTGATGCGGACCGAGCAGCTGAAGTTGCCTTCGCCCTCGGGTAGGTCGGCAGGGCTCCGGGCGGACTCGCAGAGGACCACGGCCTTGGGCAGGGTCTGGGTCGCGGCGCTGTCGCCCGTCAGGAAGGCCACGGAGGTCAGCCCGGTCTGGGTGGAGAGGTAGGTGGCCAAGGTGGCCTCTACGATGTGGCGGATGGATTTGGTTCCCATAAAGGTTATTTGCTGTTGGCTTCGTCGATGGTTTTCCCGAGATGCTCTTTCACGCGAGCCCTCATCTGCCTGACGCGGTTGGCGTAGACCAGGCTGAGCACATCCGCATCGGTGGCGATGTTCGCTATATTACCGAGGATGTTTGTGACGCTGACGTCGACGTTCTTTTCGGTCGCCGATACGGTGTTCTTTCCCTGGACGCCGGTGTGCTTGTTGATCCAAGCAACGCTAAGCAGGTCGACGCCGAAGTTCTTGGGGATGCCATTGATGACAGGCTTAGGCAGGGAGCGAAGGGCGGAGGCCCACCCAGACTTGATGCGGCCGACCATCTCCTGGCGTTCGCGGATGTAATCCTTGAGTTCGGCAGTGGTCTCGACGAGCAGCTTCTTTTTGACTGGTCGGACATTCTTTTTGATGCGGCCTCCAAACTTGCCTTTGATTTGATTATGGACCGGCCGGATATTGAAGACAAACCCGATGGTTCCGTAATCGCTTAGGACGATTTCGGCTCGGTTCAGATAGTTCTTAGCCTTCTTGAACGCCCGGTCATAGTCCTGGTCATTGGCTATCCTCTGCAAGATTGGAGAAAGGCTTTTGAGCGCTTTCATAGACCCGCCACCGATCAGCTTGTTGAACATCCCGATGTCGTTATTCCTAGTGGCGTAAGCCAAGTTAGTGGCCAAGACGTTGGCCGCATTCTTTGAATAGCGGTCATTGGCCGAGACGAACATCTTCTTGATGTCCCCGGCCACGGCGTTTTCGCCAGCCATCTCGGCGGCCTTGGATAGCCCCTTGCCGCCACCTTTCGCCAGCGGGGGCGTAAAGGTCGCCGCGTCTTGGCAGGCCAGCGCAGCTTGTTCTAGGCAGGCGTCGCGTAAGGTTTGCCCGGTCTTCTTGGCAAAGCGCTTGAGGGCCGCAAGGAACTTAGCCTGAGAGTCAGGCGTAATGCTTACGGTGACCACAAGGGTTACTGGTTATCGTCGATGACGACGAGCGTGATCCATGCCGACCCGGGCTTGTAGGTCTGGCTGGTGATGCGGACGGTCTTCCCGCCGGCCACGATCTTCTTGCCCTGGGCGAGGCTGGCGATGGGGACGCCTGCCGACAGTAGGGCCGCCGATGCCCCAATAGACCCGTCTGGCTGGCTCCAGGAGGCCGTTACAGCGGGGAGCCTGACCGAGTACTGGGTCCGCTCCATATACCCCCCTGCTTCGAGGACGGTCTGGACCGCGGGGTCGGAGATAAGGCAGGAGAAGGTGATGGCCCCAGAGTTGGCCGACCCGGCCACGCCGAAGTCCGCGATCATTTCCTTCGCATCGTTGGTCAGCTCGGTTCCGTAGAGGCTCATCCTATACTTGCCCGGATTGGTAGGGGGCACAAAAAAGGCCCCCATTGCTGGGAGCCTCGTTCGAGCCTTGGACCGCTATTAGGCGGCGGTCTTGAGGCGGTGGAGGGAGGTCGCGCGACCGACAGCGGCACCGAAGAGCAGCGTGGCGGTGACGTTGTAGTAGCCGGACTGTTCCTGGCCCATGAGGACCTGGACGCCGAGGCCGGTGTCGGCGTCGACAGCGTTGGCGACTTCGAAGCCCGGGATTTCGGACATCGGGAGGGCCGAAGCGACAGCGATAGCGTCAGCGCCGCAGGCGAAGCCAGCGAGGTTTTCGGCGTTCGCAGGGAGGCTGTTCCACTGGTAGACAGCGGCACCGGCGAGGGTACCGATCTGGCCGGAGGTCAGGATGCCGGCACCGAGGACGGAGTTGCCGATGATGGTGGCATCACCGAGGAGGCCGTTGGCGTAGGTGCTGTTCAGGATGAACGCGCGGGGTTCAGCGGCCTTGGCGGCGTCGAGCACGCCCTTGGCGGTCACGACTTCAGCGTAGGTCAGCGCGGCGCCGGTGTCGACGGACGAAGCGTAGTTGGCGTTCGTGATGAGCGCGCCGATTTCAGCCAGGCATTTTTCAGCGAGGGCGTTGGCGGCGGTCGGGACGAAGGCGTTCGAGAGGAACTGAGCGCCGTACATCTTGACGTCGAGGGGCGAGAAGCGGCTCGACACCTTGAAGTGCTTGAGGGTGACGTTGGCGGCGGTGATCGTCGCGTCGTCCTGGGTGAGGTAGCCGCCGGT